AGTCACCACCTAATGCAATATTATTTAAACCATAATCCAAATGCTTACGAGCAAACATCTCATACATTTCTGATTGTATTGATTTAAATTCATCAGCTAATTCAGGATATTCGGTTTCAAATAACTCTACAACACCTAAACCATCAACGGTTTTTTTCTTTAACTTTTTCACTGTTTTATCAAATTCTTCTTCACTAACTAATTCGTAATATTTACTTACACTATCACCCATTTATTTGTTCTTTATTATCAGCGGGGGGAGCTGTATTAAAATATTTTTCTAGTATTTCTAATCTTTCCTCTGAGGATGCTAATAGTTTAAGGGCTTCGTTACAGTTATCCCAATAATCCTTAGTGGAGTGATCACCAATACCAGCTGGATGTCCAGTTAGTAATTTAATACTTGCTAGTGCTTTAGCTTTATCTGCTTCAGCTTCTGCTTTTAAAAATTTATATACTTCTACGTTCATAATAATTGATTTATTTCTTTTTGTTGTACACCTAATCTATTCAATATACGAAGTATTTCGCTATCATCCAAGAAATTTAAATATTCCTTTACTTCATTTTGGGAACACTCCCAATATTGAGATAAGTATTTTAATAGATCAGATTTATATTGTTTAACATTTGATTTAATATATTTATTCCACTTATTATTTTTAGGAATATATTCCTTATAAATAGAATAAATTTCTTTTTTACTTTGAGGATGCATTTGTTGTACTTCGTTTACTATATCTACATAATCTTGATTCATTGAAATGAATCTATGTACCATGTAACTATTCCAAATATCCCAATCCTTGTCAGAAAAAGAAGAGGGATCGGCCTTAATATAATTTATTTGTTTTAGCCAATCCCAAATATTTTTAATCATTTGTTTGTTCAGTCAAAAAACTTTCATCTGCTAATTCTTCCCTTAATTCCATAGGCAATCCATCTGCTACAATTTTATCATTGTATGGATCAATAAATACTGGAATAGGCATTATAGCATCAGCATCTGTTCCAGCTACATATTTAGAAATTTTTCTTAATATAACTGCAGATTTGAATACACTTGTACCCTTTGAATTTTTAACAGCTGTAGTAGTAGTTAAATCTACTTGCATCTGTCTTTGTTGAGGCCCTTGTCCTCCTACGTTTCCTGGTTTCATTTTTGTAAAATTAAATTATTGATTAAACTCATAGTGTTAATTTCCTTATCTATTCGGAAATTAGCTTTGTACTGATGGTCATTAACTAAACTAGCTACTGTACCCTCCTTACCTGGTAAATATTCACTTGCGCTATCAAATAATTCTTTAAATAATTCTTCATAATCATCTGTATTAGCATTAGCAATTATTTGCCTAATATTTTTAAAATTAGGTTTATCTTTACCTAATTCACTTATTACTTCATTTACATAATTAGAAGAAAACAAAACGGATTCATCTAATTTAAGTTGTGAATTAACAGTATTAGCTTGAATAGCATTAATACATTTCCTTAAATCAGGATAAAACTGATTTACAATACTAATTATATCTTCATCTGTATGTCTTATATTTTCTTGGTCTAATATTTTAAGTAAATGAAGTGCTGTAATTTTTTTAGTTGGTGGAACTACTTTTAATACTTGGCATCTTGATTGTAGTGGATCTATTATTCGTTCCACATAATTACAAGTTAAAATAAATCTAGTAGTTCTGGAGAATGTTTCTATTATATTACGTAATGATGCTTGAGCTTGTATAGTAAGAAAATCTGCTTCATCTAATATAACTACTTTAAGTGGTTTAAATGATGCTACAGAAGCAAAGCTAGATACTTTATCTCTAATAGTTTCAATACCTCTTTCATCACTAGCATTTATATAAACATAATCACATTCTAAATTATTTACTATTAATTTAGCTAATGTAGTTTTTCCAGTACCAGCGGGGCCATAAAATATAAAATTTTGAATATCGTTTTGTTCTAGATATTTAGATATTACAGATTTGATATTTTTATTACCTACATAATTTTCTAATATATTAGGTCTATATTTTTCTACTAATAAACTATGATCAGTATTCTCCATAAATTGAATATTGTTTAATTGGTTCAGGTTTTACTTCTTCTTCAGTTGTAGAAATAGCATATAACTCACTTTTAAGGGGAGCCAATCTATACTCCCCCTTAAAGCCAGTTTTAACCATATAAGCTTCCAAGGTATCAGTAAGCGTTTTATGGATTGGTCCATCAGGTTCATTTGCAACAAGTCTCCATTTATCACCTGGTGGAACTCTGCGAGCAATTAAAATATTCTCTTCTATAACCTTTGTTTTAGACATAACTATAATATACGAAATTTTTTACTACATTCCAACCGAAGGATGAGGAACTCCACCTTGATTGTAACCATTTTCTTTAAATTCTTCTGCATCTTTATCCTCAGTAATAGTACATTCAGTAAGTAAAACAGTACCAGCTACTGAAGCTGCATTTTGTAAAGCTAATCTAGTTACTTTAGTAGGATCAATTACACCTGCTTCCTTATAATCAATAACTTTACCTTTATCTATATCAATACCAGCCCAATGATCATTACCTGAATCAACTAACTTATATTTCCCCATTACTTGAGCATCAGTTTTATCATAACCAGCATTAACTAAAATTTGTTCAAATGGTTTACCACATGCTTTATAGACAATTTGCCCCCCAGTAGTATTAGAATTTTTAATACTTTCTCTAGCATATAATAAAGCAACACCCCCACCAGGAAGTACTCCTTCTTCAATAGCGGCCTTTGTAGCATGTAATGCATCATCAACTCTATCCTTCCTTTCATTCATTTCAGTTTCAGTAAATCCACCAACATGAATAATAGCAACTCCACCTACAAATTTAGCTAACCTATTTTGTAGTTGTTCAATTTCATAAGGCGTATTTGCTTTATCTATTTGTTTTTCAATTTCAGAAATACGTTTTTCAATTGATTCAGCCTCTCCTTTACCATCAACAATAGTAGTTTGTTCTTTTTCTACAGTAACAACTCTAGCTTCACCAAACCAATCCCAAGAGAATTTATCTAATTTCATTCCCTTATCTTTACTAAATACAGTACCACCTGTAGTAATAGCTATATCTTCAAGTACAACTTTTCTTCTATCACCAAAATCAGGAGCTTTGACAGCACAAACACTTAATGTACCTCTCATTTTATTAACAATAAGAGTTGCTAATGCTTCATTATCTATATCTTCTGCAATAATTAATAATGATTTTCCTTGAGCACCTACTGCTTCTAAAATAGGTAATAATTCTTTAACAGAAGATAACCTACCATCAACAATAAGAATAGCTGGATTTTCTAATACTGCAGTCATATCATCATTATTAGTAACAAAATAAGGTGATTTATAACCTCTTCCAAATTGCATACCTTCTACAGTTTCAATAAAATTATCTCCAGTTCTAGATGATTCAATATGTACTACTCCTTGTTGTCCTACTTTTTCAATAGCAGTGGCAATTAATTTACCTACTTCATTATCATTATTAGCAGAAACGGTAGCAATTTGTTCTAATTGATTTTCATCCTCTATATCTTCAGATATATTTTTAAGTTCAGAAATAACATTTTTAACTGCTTTATCAATATCTCTTTTAATTTGAACTGCATTTTCAGCATTATCAAGAGCCACAACTCCATCCTTAATCATATCCCTAGCTAATAAAGTAGAGGTAGTTGTTCCATCACCTGCTCTATCTGCAGTTTTAATGGCCGCCCATTTAATTAACTGAACTCCTAATTCCTGATTAGGTTCTTTTAAAACAATACTTTTAGCAACAGTGACACCATCTTTAGTACTTTGAGGTGCTTCAATAATACCCTTACCTAAAACTACATTTCTACCATTAGGGCCAAGGGTAGAAACAACAGCATCAGCTAAAATATCTATTCCAGTTAATAAATTAGCTCTTGCTTCTTTTCCAAATTCTACTTTTTTCATATTAATTACTTATATCAGTTAAATTTTCTTTATCTTCCTCAGTTATTTCAGTTTGAGCTAAAATATCCTCTACTGGGATTTTAACTTTAGCCAAAATTTGATTTTCAGGACCAACATAATACTCTTCTCCATCAAATTGAAGTTTAGTAAATCCCATAGTAGGTAAAACTACTCTATCTCCTACTTTAATTGTTGTTTTTAAAAATTCCCCTGAGTGGGTATGTTTACCAGGACCAACAGCTAAAACCTCACCTACTTCATTTAATTCTTTACCCATATCTGGTACAATAATACCTCCATAAGTAACTTCTTCGTTTTCAATAGGTTTAACTATAACTGCGTCAAATAGTGCTTCTAAATTCATTTGTAAAACTTTTTATTCTTTTTTCAATACTTTTAAATTCATTAATAACTTCAGTTAATGACTCATGTTGTTTTTTATCATGTAATAATTCTAGTGCAATCCAATCTAGAGCACCTGATAAATTAGGCCAGTAACATTGAGGTTTAATATATTCCTTACCTTTACCCTTTGTTCTAAAGTGATTGGAATTAGGTTTAACTCTCATTTGAACTGTATAACAATGATCATCCTTAGTTATAAAATAAGGTTCCAAATTTGGATCCTCAATTGTCGTAAGTTGTTTGATTTTATTCATAACTACAATATACAAAAAAACATTTGCTAGGACACGTTTTTTTAATAAAACTATTATTTAATCTTAACAGATTTTGGTTTAGCTTCTTCAGCTAAAGGTATAAAAATTTCTAATAGACCATTTGCTAAAGTAGCATCAATATTTCCTAAATTAAATTTAGGGGCTATTTTATACCTTAAATCAAATGATTTTTTAGATAAACCATTATGAATCATTCCATCATGAAATTTATCATCGTCTGGTTTAGTATAACTTATTTTTAAAGTATCCCCTTCAATATCTAAGACTACGTCTTTTTTAGTAAGACCAGTACAAGCAACTTCAAAATGAAGTCCTGTATCGTCAAAGAAAATATTAAGTGGATGTGGTTGTTTGAAATTTCCAACAGGTTGAAATGTGCTGTCAGATTTAAAGTGATTCCTAAAAAGGATGTCGAAAGGACTTATATGCCTTTCAAAGATTTCTAATGTACTCATATCATTTTTATTTTGTGAGGCCGAAGCTCTCGGTTAATTTAAAACACAACTTGTGCCCTAGCTACAATGTTTTGTTTATTATACATATATAACATAATAAGAAAAATTCACTTCTCCAAGTAATTTTTAATTTACTTTTGTCCATTTATCATCTGAATCTAATCTAAATGAACCAATAAATATTTGATTCCATTCATCAGGGCCTATTAATGATAAAAATAAAGTTTCATCTTCTTTCCTTTGATATAGATGGTAAATGTGGCCCTTAATTGGTTCAAACCTAAAATCACTATTATAGACTAGTTCGTTCCATTTATAGGCTTCAATTAATTTTCTATATTCTTCTTTTATTTCATTAAAACGAGATTCAAAATAATGATTCGTTTTTATAACTTTTTCTTGTTTATAAGCTGTTAAATCAGTGGGAATAATTGAAGGAGCACTTACACTATCACCATAAGGCATAATAGCCTTATTTTCAGCAAACATGTCTGGTTTTTTATTTTTTCCCTGCCCCATCTTCTGCATCAAAGGCACTTCTTGTTCTTGCATCAAAGAAAAACATTTGAAATAACCTTCCAGTTTCAATATTATGGCCAAAATAATCTCCAGCTGAATGGATTAATCTGGCATCAAAAATAACTAACCTATTAAAAACATTACCTGCAGTATCAACTAATTCATAAGGATAGGGATCAACAAATGTATCTTGATTAAAAGCAGAATTAATATTATGTCCATTTACTTCTTCTTGACTATGTCTTAACTTAGTTTCTTTATGTTGCATCATACTAGTTCCTGCACCAACCGGAGCATCAGGTGTCAAGTAAACAATGCCAGCAAATCTTTGTTGATCACAATGGTATACTCTAGATGTTCCGGCTATACAAGATTGAAATCTACCATTCATACCATAATCCTCCCAATCTTCAGGAGATACTATTTCCATACCTAGTAATTCTTCAAATCTTTCTTTTACACCATCAAAAAAATGTTGTTTTCTAGTTCGCATACCAAGATAACCTTCATCATCAAAATAATATTGTTTTAAAGCATAATCTCTAACAGCATGAGGGTCTTCATAGAAGTCATCTACTATTATTAATCTTCTTTTTTGTTCAGTACTAATTTTAAATCTATTAGAATGAATTTGACCCCAATCTTCTCCTGGGCTACTATCTGTTTCTTTTATATTTGCCATTTTTTTACTCGTTACGTGCTATATAATAAATACTGTCTATATCTCCTTCAAATGCAATTTTCATCATTCCTTGTTTAGAAATATTAATAGAACAATCATCTATATCTTTATTAGCGTTTAAAATATCTTTAAAAATATCAGAATTAAAGGGTAATCTAACATCTTCGTCTGTTATTGTACCCTGTATTTGATAAGTAATTTTATTTGAAAATCCAGTATTATCACCAAATAAAAATTCACATACTAAATTCCCATCTAAGTCTTTAGTTACTTGAATTAACATATTATCTACATCACTAAGTGCATTTTTTGCTTTAATTAAATTGTCTACCTCTTCTCTACCTAAAGACAAACTAATTTCAAATCCCTCTTTAGGATCACTATACCAAGGTGTTTTACCCATTATTAATGTATCAGCTAAAGCATAAGCTAATTCATAATTAGCATCTGATATATTTAATTTAGTATGTAATTCACCTTGTTTTTCAGAAGATAGTAATAAATCTCCATTTGTAATAGCTATAAGTTTTATTAATTTATTAGTATCAAATACTCCAATTTCACAATCCTCAAAACTAAAATTATCTAAAATAACTCTACATACTCTACCTGATTCACCAGCATAGACAGTTAATTTATTATCTTTTATTCTCCATTTAACCTGGTTGTTTAATCCATTTATATAATACTTTGCTATAAATGACTGTAATGTGTTTTTATTTACCATAACTTCAATATACGAAAAATATTTTATACCTCAAAGGAATCAAATGCATTTATATAAGGATTTAAATCTAAATTCCATTGTAAATCACTGAAAAATCCCTCTAATTTATTTAATAATATAGAATCAAATACTTTTTTTCTATCAGCATATAAATTTAGAAAGTCTTTAATTTTATCAGGCATTTCATAATCAAAAAATGCTAGTGATTCTATTTTATAAGGATTATCTTTTAAATAAATCCACTTAACTTTATCTGCCATAGTAATTAAATTATACCTTTTATCTAACTTCCATAATTTAAGTAAATCATTATAACGAATAGCTGCCCTAACTGGTGCAGGAGCTCCTTTTAATATTTCAGTAAATAATTCTCCTGCTCGGGGTTTTTGGCCTGAATATTTTTGCAATTTTTTTACTGCTGTTGGATTACCTAATTTAGTTAATGAAATAGTTCCATCTAATATTTTAGCTTTAAAATCTTTAATTTGTTGAATTATAGAATCCTTTTCTTCTCCCTTTAATACTTGTTGTAATATATCATTAAAAAATTCTCCTAAAATAGGAGGAAAATTAGCCTTCATAAATTCTAAACCTTTAATATCTAAAGTTTCCTTAGCAATACCTTCTTGTTTAGTAATCCATTGAGCATATCTTCTAGTAGCTCTAAAATAGGCAGAACGAATAACACATTCTGTTTTCATTTCTAATCTATGAGAAGAAACATTAAAACAATCTTTGGCTAACTGATCATAATGATCTGTTATAATATCTTGGTAGGCCAAAGCAACTTTTTCCAGCTTGCTATCTTTTTCTTCATCTGAGAGCTCTTCAAAATTAGGAACCAAATGAAGTAAAATAGGTTCAGCATTAAAATAGTTCGAATCCGTGTCCACATAAGCACAATAATTAGTATCCTCTTTATCGCAGATAAACCAGGGCGTTTCTTCTAAATATTTCATTTCCAACTATTTTTATCGTATTTACCTAAATCAAATATTACTTTATCTTTATCGTATATTAAGTCAGCAACTTCTTGATCCCTCTTCCTTCATTTTTTCCTTT